TTCTCATTGTCACCGTCACCATCTTCCATCTCAGACTTTGGATTCATTTCTTCAATCTTCTCTTGCTCTTTTTTCTTCTCTTCTAATTCTTCTTTTGCATACTCCCAGATAACTTTTGAATACTCAAGAACATCATCAAATGTTTCTGCTGACTTGATCATACTTACAAAAGTCTTTTCTTCTTCGTTGAAATCAATATCAATAAAGTTACCAATCTTGAAATATAGATTTAGTCTATCAGCAATACCCATCTCATTCACATCAATATCACTCAACTTAAAGAAATCCATACCCTGTAGTTCCTTGTATCCAGTAAAGAATGTCTTTGGAAGACCAGCATACTTACGTTTCATCAACTTCTCAATACGAGCATCTTCAACTATGTTTACAAATGATGGTGGTATCTCTGGATATCTATCTGTCCAATCTTCACATGGAGTGAATAGTGCATGACCAACTTCATGTGCAACTAACATATCATATACTTCACTCGATGCTTTCTCCCATAGTGGAAGAACTAAAACTCTTGTTTCTACATTAAAACTTGCAGTCTCGACTTGTTTGTGTTCTACAATCAAATCCTCTGTAGCTAGTAACTTTGCAAGTTGTGATTTAATTTCTTGTTGGATGGACATCAAAACCTCTCTTATATGATTCCATTATAATAGAAAACCCTTCGTTTGGAAGGGTTAAGTAGACACTTTATCAACTGTCTACGTCTTGCTTTAGCTTGACGCAGTGCTTGTGGTTTAAGATGTCGTTTCTTTTCTTTTTTTGAATGGTGTTGCCAATTTGGAACTTTCATGATTCTACTCCTGTCGCATAGTCTAATGCTCTCTTTGCAGTTCGCATCAAACGAACTCTTCGCATATCGTGAGTATTAGGTAGTGTCAAAGAAAATCCTAAGAGTTCTCCATCAGGATAATCTGGAAATCCCACTGGTTGAATGAAGAATATGCCTGCGTGTGCAACACACTTCCAACCAATGTCAACAAAACCTAAATCTCTTAATGCACATTCTAACTTAAGTGAGTGACAAGCCTCCTCTAGAATCATACGGATAACCGAACTGTAATTTTATTTATGTCATACGACTAAATCCTTTCACCTTTTCAAATTGTATTAGATCTTCAAATCTATCGTGTAGAGATTGTTTATGAGATATTACAAAGACGTTTGCATCTTTGATTACATACTTTACGATCTTTAAAAATTCTTCTGTTCCAAATCCATCGAGTGAACTATCAAACACTTCATCCATAATTAATAGATTTGTATTCACAGAGTTTTTAAATCTAGCAACCTCTCTCCAAGTGAAGAGAAGCGCTAGATCGATTCTCATTTTTTCACCTTCACTGAAGGATGAATATGAGAAGTCCTCATGAATCGGAGATTGAATAGTCTCATTGAACTCTTCATCAAGTTTGAAATTAATATAGAAGTCCATCATCCTGAGATACTTATTAACCTGTTGGTTGATAAGTGGTAGATACTTTTGATGATTTTGGACTTTACGCCACCATCCTTGAGAAGTGAGTAGGCAAAGTCATGATGTAGTATTTCTTGTTTCTTCTCTCCTAGAGATTCATAAGTCTCTTTTAGTTTTTGGTCAAATTCAGTTAGTTTCTCATGTTCAGAATTTCTGTTTTCAAGTTGATTGGTAATAGTTTGAATTTCTGATTCAAGTTCTCTGATTTGTTTTTGGTAGCCAGAGATCTTAACGTTGTTTTGAGAAATTTCATTCGTAAGTTTGGTTATTCCTTTAGTGAGTTGGATAAATTGACGTTCCCTTTCCTCTTCATTTGTTATTGCTTTTTCTAGTTCTTGATAACCAGATTGAAGTTCTTTTGCTTTTTGTTGGGCTTCGTCAAGTTTATTTAGCCTGAACTTCTCATCGATGTCTTGAGTACAAGTGGGACATACCGTATTTTTTGAAAAAAATTTATGTTCTTTCTTTACAGTTGATGCCTTGTTTGATATCTTTCCTTTTAAATTTCCCAACTCCTTAAGTTTCTTATCAGCACCCACAAACTTTTCTTGTTCTTTGACCAATCCATGAATATCATCTTCTAAACCCTCTGTCTGCATTATAAGAACACACACCTCATCACCCAAACTATCTTGTTTTTTAAGTTTAGAATTAATTCTCTCTTTACCTCTCTTCTCAATCTCATCCATAAAGTTCTGTTGCATCTCCAATTTTTCTTTGAGAGATGTTTTCTTTAACTCTAAAGTTCTAACTGCATCTTTCTTATCTCTTATCTTATCTCGAATAATATTATTCATCGCTGAGAATATTTTGATATCTAATAAATCTTCTATGACTTCTCTTCGATTTGAACCTGACAGTTGCATGAATGGAACAAATGTACTACTACCCAATATAACGATTTGTGTGAATGACTTGTAATTCATCTTCACAACATTTTGTTCTAACCACTTCTGTTGATCATTTGCAGCAGAGGATTGATTCATCATTTGTCCGTTACGATAAATCTCAAATATATTTGGTTTGATACCTCTACGAATAAACCAATCAATTGACCCGATTGTAAAATCAAGTTCAACCACACAGTCCTTTTCATTTGTAGCGTTTACAAGTTGAGATTTATTAATCTTACGAAAAGGTTTATTAAACAAAACAAATGTAAGTGCATCTAACATGGTAGATTTACCAGCACCATTTGTACCAATAATTACGGTATTGGATTTTTTATTAAGATCTATCTCTGTCCACTGATTACCAGTAGACAGCAAGTTACGCCATCTTATCTTTTTGAAACAAATCATTCTTTGGGGGAACCACGATATCGTCTGGTCTAATTATATTATACATGTAATCGTGCATTTCGCAAGCCCTCATTGCCACGAAATCATCTATCTCTATCACACTCATCTCTGGATAATCATCTTCAATTGATATTAACTCAGCATATCTATCCGCATCATCCTCCTCCTCAAACATCAAAAGAACTTTATCCCCATCATCATTTTCGATAGAGAAAGCACCATCTTCTTCGTATCCTTTAACCGCTAAGATAAACATTACTCAACCTCACAGGCCTCCCGATAAACGTCTTGAAGTATTTCTGTAATCACAGATTTATCTAAGTCAACTTCAGACTCCTGTATATATCTATTTAATAAAGATATTGTATCTTCAGATTCATCTGCTTCAAACTCCTCTCCCTCTGTAAAATCAAAGTTCTCAACAATCTTAAGTTCTGCAAGATTAGATGAATAAAGTTTATCGATATACTTTTCAAATTGTTTAGGATCTGACTTCTTACGAACAATTACCTTTAATATTTTTTGATCATACTTAGTGATATCTAACATCTGATGTGGTGTATCTTCATAATATAGATTATGAAAAAGTTGATATGGATTATTGACTGGAGTATGTTCTAAAGTATCTGTATCAAATAAATGAAATCCTCGATTGCGATCATTGACATCATTCCAATACATTTCATATGGATTACCTAAGTAAAATATATTTTCTTTGTTTGATCTCATATGATAATGTCCAGAATAAACTTTATCAAACTTATCAAAAATATTTGAATCCATTCCATGTTCCATGAAGTGTCCACGAGTTGCCATGAATCCATTTAATTCAAGATGACCCATCACACATGGAGAATTACTTTCTTCAATCAACTCAAATGTTTTTTCTTGATTCTCAGGATTAATCCAAGGTACAAATAAAAATTTTGTTTTATCTATCGTAACTTCTTCAGCTTCTGGATATATTTTTACATTATCATATTCTCTTAGAAAAAGTCCAACACCTGTCAAATCATTTGTATTTTTATAATAAGCAGTGTGATTACCTATGATTGTATGAACAGTAATTCCTAGTTCTTCTAACCTATCATAATAATGATTCTTTGCCCATTCCAATGACACAAAATCAACACCTTTACGACTATCAAAAGTATCACCCATATCAACAATAGTTGTGATACCTTCTTTAATTAAAGTGGGAAAGAATATATCCTCGTAAAATTTTAAAAAGTAATCATGAAAAAGTTTTGAATTTTTTCTCGCACCAAAATG